CAACCTGGCGCAGGAATGTCTCGTGAGACTTCGCCTGATCCGCCAGGCGCTTGCCGTAGGCGTTCCCCTGCCACTGCCACGCACCTGCAGCCGAAAGGGCCATCAGCGCAAGCACAGAGACTCCCAGAGCGATAAGCTTGTACTGCTTGAGCAGGGCGATCATCGCATCACCTCACGCACTGCTGCGGCGTAACGAGCCGGCCATCGCGCAGGATGTGGTTTTCCTGGCCGCCAGCACCGTTCATAGAGCGCCCAGCCGCCCGCAGCGTCATGCTCGCNNGGCAACGGCTTCGGATCAGTCCAGAGCAGCAGGCGCGCGAACGCTGAGGCCAGCACATCGTCACGTTCGAGCGCAGCCCATACAGCGGCAGGCTCCGGCGCAACGCCACGCGCAGCACATACGCGCCGGGCATGGTCACGGCTCGACGGATGATTCAGCACGCCGCGCACGCCACCGCCCTGCTCGAATTGGTACAGCCCGCGGGCTGGCCCGGTCGGCCATTGGCGCCGTCGTTGCTCCGGATCTTCCTGCTGCGTGATAGCCAGCAACATGATCTCAGCCTCTCGGCTAGACATCCGCGCAGGCAGCAGCGCGAGAGCGGGCGCTATGGCTCGCTCCCGTAGTTCTGAGAGGGTCATGGTTTACTCCAGGCGTAAAAAAGCCCGCACATGGCGGGGCTGTTAGCTAGCTCGATTTACAGCGGAGCCCAGGTTGCGGTGATCACCTTCTGGTCAGACGACGTGTAGGTAATGGTCAAAGCCCCCGTACTGGAGTCGATCGCAACCCCCCACACAGTGTCTTCTGCGGAGGAATAGCTAAACTTTGTCAAAGCCCAAGAGCCGTCTGACTTCTGCGTAATAAAGCCATCCCAGAATCGCTCGACGGCGTTATATGAGCGGCGACCTGTGAGGCTGACACGGATCGCTCTGCCGGTTGATGGGATGGTCACGCCGACAAGGCCAGTAGGAAGGGGGAATGTGTAGGTAGTTGTGGCGCTTGCGAGGACGGCCATCGCGGTCTCGCCGATCATGGGGAACGCATCCGGCCCCGCATATGCCATCTTGTTCGGCAGAGCCGTTGCAGTCGTGGCGTGGCGCAGGGTCCCGCCCGTGATGTTTTTCACCATTGCATAGTTGCCGGTGATGTTCACGCGGCCACCAGACTGGTTTAGCGTTCCTATGGTCTGAGACGAAATAAACGTGTGATCGCCTTCCGCGATATTAACCTTCGAATTGGTGTGCAGCGCGCATGCTGTCCACAGGATTGAACCTGTAATGTCTGTTCCTTCCCCGCCTGGTGTCTTGCCCCAGTCAATATCCGCTTCGCTGTTGCTTTCGAGATAGACGTTGAACTCGCCCTGGCGCACGCCCAGGCCGCCGATGTGCTGGATACCGATTCTGCCCAGCTCGAACTCACCAGATACATACAGTCCATAGACGTAGTTGGCGCTTGTATCAATACGCAAACCAACGTCAATCCGGCTGGCCTGAAAATCGTTCATTCGGACGCGATTGATCTGCCCAAGCGACGAAGACGTTGAGAGGTCATACCCCACAGTGCCAGCAACTACCGCTGAGTTACGAACTGATAGGTCGCGAAACGTGGCATACCACTCTTTGCGGAACCTGAAACCGGTGCTGTTCGCGCCGAGGTTGTACGCATTCAGCCCACATCCGCGAGATTTAACAGAGGCGTATTCCCAATTCCAGCCGATTACATTTTCGGCGTTGTTTAAATCAAGATGAATATCCTCAATTATCACGTTCGCCAGCGCCACGGTTAATGGATCGCTAGACGAAACATCGAAAACGAGGGTCTTACTGCTCGGGCTGGCTCCGTTGCCTCCGTCCCACTTGAACTGCGTACTATCACCAGATCCCCGAAGAACTGTACGGGTAGGAATCTTGATGCTGCGCGTGATTCGGTAGGTTTTGCCTTTGCCGGTAGTGAGCGGCTTTCCACTCGCCAGCCAGTTTTCTATGGCTGTCGAGTCGTCTGCGATGCCGTCGCCAGTTGCGCCGTAATATTCCGGGGTGACAGACGTCACATTGATGAAAATATCAAGCAGTGCTCGGCCGATAGACCCTGCCACGTAACTGATAGCAGATGAAAAGCCGACTTTGCCGGCGCCTTCCTCCCCAGCCAGCTCCTGCCGCAGCGCCGCATCCCCGACCGACACGAATAGCGCCTCTTCGACGCCCCAATTACCGGTCAGCTCATACGGCAGCTCAAGCTCAGCCGAGGCACGGTAGAACTCGCCGCCTTTGCGGAAGACCTCGCCGTAGTTCTCGATCAGCAGGCCTGCGGCGTAGTCACCCTTGATCTGGTAGCCGAGTCGCGATAGCGCGTCCTGAACATCTTGGCGAATCCCTGCGAGGCTCTTGCGCGGCACACCAAGACGATCCTCGTATTCCAACTCTTGGCCGTTGGCGAACTTATCCAGATTCTGCGCGTTGTCATACAGATCCCGCGCGTCGGTCGAGCCAACAGGGTTTCCGGTGTTGAAAGTCATGCGTTTACTCCAGGCGAACGAAATCGCACGGCGTCCGTTTGGGCCGTGTCCGGTATGTGGTGTTGGCTAGTTGTTAAGCGGGGCTGGCGTCGTCGAACTGATACACGCGCGGGTCGTAGTTGACCGCCTCAACCGAGGCGCTATCGGTCCCGCTCGGGCTGATTGACGTGATCAGCGCGGGATAGCTCCAGCGGTTGACCGGCCCGAACAGCAAATGCGGCGGCTCGATGCTCCACGATGTGTCGGGCACGAAGTCCAGGTCAGCGATCGACAGCCGATAATCATCGATGCGGGTCGCTGCGTATGGACCGGAAAGCGTGCCATCCGGCCGGCGAATACCGACCACATGAGCGCCACCAGCCGACCAGTCGAACGGCTCGGACGACTCGATGATGCCGTTGTCGTAGCTCAGCATCAGCGCGCTTTGGCCGTAGCCGGGCACGTCGTCCTGCAGCGGGACGTAGCTAAGGTAGCGACTGTTCAGTGCATCCAGTTCCGTACCAAAGCTGTACGACCAGCGCCGATACTTCTGCTCCATCCGGCGCCGCATACCGATTCGCCAGGCCTGCGTCTTGCCAGTAACGCCATCGAGCTTCATTTTCTCCACCCGAAGCCCGGCATCTCCAGGCAGACGGCACTGCACCGTTTCCTTCTGCCAGGTCTTGCCGTCGGTGTATTCAACGTCTACGCCGTCGAAGTCATCAGGCTTAAGCGCGGAAAACTGGCGTGTCAGCGGCTTGGTCATGTTCTGCGGCGTGTACGGGTGCTCCATAACCGTGCGCGGCTCATCCCGCACAGGACGGATCAAGCCTCGGTCAATCGTGAAGTCAGCGAACCCAGCCTGCAGCGCCTCTAACAGCGACTGCTTCACCGTACCTGCCGACTCTATAGCTGCGTCGTAGTAGTCACCGCGCGCGCTCCATATAGCGTGCAGGCGGTCCAGTTCCGCCATGTCCAGGTCGTCGTCGGCGTAACCGATCGAGTGCGCCACATGGATGACCCACGGCACGATATCGCGCGTAGGCGTTTCAACATCCCAGGCGCCTCCATTGCGGACAGGCAGCACTCTGGTTGCCTCAACCGAGACGAGCGCCTCCGACTGCGAAGCCAGCCGATCGCCTCCTCGCAATCTGACGGCCATTACGGTGACGTCATCGTAGCTAGTCGGGGCTTGCAGCTTTGCGCGCAGGCCATACCACTGGACGCTATCTTGGATATTGGTGTTGGTGGACTTTGCACCTATGCGCCGCAGGCGGACCTCAGGGCGCATCATTGCTGGTAGCGCTTGCTCAAACGTGAAGCCAACCTGGTCCAGCGTTTTCTGCGTGATGGTTTTGCTGACCGACGTCCAAGTTCCGGCCGTGTCGAAATCTCGATACTGGATCTCGACAGTCACGGAGCGTTCGATTAGCTGCCCCTTACTGCCTATATGGATAAGGCCGCCAGGAAACATTACGTCCCACTCGAGGAGATCCGTTGTCTCGCCAGACGGGCAGGCGCAGAAAGGACCAGCCCAATCACCCTGCTGGGTCGAGGCGTCCAGTGAAATAGCTACAGCCGAGCTCTGTAGTGTTGCAAACCCAGGCCATGCTGTGTCGGACGCGCCCGTGTCGGTGAGGCGCTCCACGGCGATGGAATAGAGCCCTGCGGCTGTGATTCGATACCGAAGCCCGGCGTAGCCAATACCCATTGATACAGCGCCAGTCTTTAGGCCGGTGACAGCGCCACCGCCAACATAGCTAAGGGTAATTTGTCCGGTGGTGCTTGGTGCCACTGGCGGACTGTAAGTCTCGATCTGATAGAGGCCAGCATTGTCGCCGGTTATTTCGATCTTCATGCCAACAAAAGGTGCGAGCTGGCTGAAGTCAGCCTCTATGATGTCGCGGCCTGCCCCGCCGTCAATAACGGTGTACGGGTAACTGGCCTCTACCCTCACGATCATGCCGGCAGCCCAGCCATCCGGGAACTGGCCGGCTCCAGTCGGAACTGCAATCGTGGCCCCACCCAGCTGGTACGAGCTTGCGCTGGGGACCGGATCAACCTCATAGGTAGCCTTCAGCTCTAGGCCTGCCGTACCTGTAGAGGTGGAGCCTACCTCTGAAGCGCTATGCCACCAGGTAGATGCGCTATCGCCAGACACGTTTGCGCCAGGCTGGAAGACTTGGTATTGGGCATCCGCACCGAGCGAAATGATAGGCGTATTGCCGACCAATATCTTGCTTGCCGGGATGTCGTATTTGCCCTTCCCGACACAAAGCAGCATTTCGATCCACTGCTCTCTCGGGCCGCCGAAGTATCGGTGCGCCGGCAAGAGATAGTCAGGATACCGCTTGAACCGCCCGGCAATCTCAGGAATCACCGCATTAAGCGATACTTGGTTCCCCTTGGCTGTGACTAGCGACAGGTCCTTTCCCTGCGGCCTTGCTTTGGGCGTGGTAGGCGCCACTTGCGCAAACGGGTTGCCGAGACCGAACAGCTTGGCCAATGGGCCAGGCCGGAAGATTGTCTCAAGCGTACTGCCCTTTGGCTCGCAGCAGATCGATACATGATCAGCCGGCGAGAACTCAGTTTCATCCCACACGGCCAGATCAATAACCTGACCATTGATCGTTACGCTGATCGGCGCTTTGTTGCGAGGCTCGAAGTTGTACACGTTGGCGCACAGCCAGGCAGTAACCGTAATGCGATCGCTGGTCTCGTGCCGTTCAGCCGGCTCGGCCGCAAACTTGCTCGCGTAAATCTCGATCGGCATGGTATTTCACTCGGTAATAGGTGCGTTCGAAGTCAGCAATGCGCAGCCAGCGGAAGCCTGACTTAGGGTTGATCTCTGCCACAGCCAGCATTCCGTCCAGCTCGAGGACGACGCCGACGTGGGTGCAGAGCTCACCGCTCATTACGGCAGCAAGGGCGCCCGGGATTGGCGGCCCTTCTGGCAGCAGGTCGGCATATCTCCGGTAGGACTTGGCTGACTCGCGCAGTCGGTGGCGGCTGATTACGCCAGCATCTGGCAGAGGCGGCAGACCGAGCAGCTCTTCGCGAACCGCCATAGCCAGTCCCCAGCAGTCCCATTGCCGAACGCCGCCCACGACCTCGCCTCGCCCGCCGTCCACATATCGGGCGAACAGGTATTGCTCGAGCATTAGAGGTATCTCAGGCCAGGGGAGAACGTGGTGGAGTAAACATCGCGCGGCCACTGCCGGTTGATCAGGTCGAAGAACCCAGCCTGCAGCTGGACCGTCGAGCCGTTCATCTCGCCGCCAAGGATGGTCATGCGATACGGACGCTCTGCCGGCTCAGTCAGGTTCGAGGCCAGGAACTTGCGGTAGATGAGCGTGATTCGCTCTTCAGCCTCCAGAGCTGCGTCGACCTTCTGCTGTGCCGTGCCCATGACGCCATCTACTGCGAAATCCAGCGTCTGGCTGCCGCGATTGCTGCGCTCTGGCTCGGCTAGCTGGAAAGCCGCCGCTTCGAAGATCAAGGCGCGACCGATCTCGTCGATCACGGACTGATTATCGAATCCCTCACACAACAGGATCGGCTCAGCCCAGGCAGCGCACGTGATCTCCAGCGTATGAATGATCACGTCGCCGCCAGATGCGTACACTTGCTCGAGGATGGTCATGCTTCTGGCCACTCCCGGTTAAGTGCGATGTCGAGGATGCTTTGCTGGGCGATGAAGCCGGGGAAGTTGCCCCAGCCAGGCGGCAGGATCGGCCGCTCGCGCAGTTCAAGCTCTGCAGTGAAGCGCCAGTGGCTCTTACCTACCAACGCTGGGCCTTGGTAGATATCGGTGAAGCGCGCGGCGTAGTTCTGAATGCCGCCCTCTGGTGTCTTCAGTGGGCAATCGAACCATTCCGAACCGGACTTCAGCGCATCCTCGAACCATGCCTCAAACAGTTGCGCTTGCACGTCATCCAAGATCCACGACACGGACGCCATGGTCGGAACCGAAGTAAACCGGCGCCGCTGGCGAGCCCGCCCGCTTTGCATTTCGGTTCGCTGCATAGGGCTCACGGCCTGAAAGGCATAGCCCTCGCGCAGCGGAAGGGGCAAATACTCGCGCGGATACTCGATCATTGCCCCACCCCTTGGATTCCGTACTTGCGACTGATCGCCTGATGCGCTTTACCGTCGCTCATGATGTTGCTGACAAAGATGTCGATGACGTTTTGCCCGTTCTCCTGTCGATTCGTCACCTGGCCTGCCTTGCCCGCGTCTTCGTAAAGATTGACGACCGGCGCACCGGTGCCGCCCTGCTGGATGTCGCTCAGGGTTTTGTCTAGCTTGGCGCTGGTTTCGGCGGTGGTTACCCGCTCGCCTTTCTCANACGNNGNCNNNTNCCGGTTTCAGGGATCGCATCAATACCCTCGTGCGCCATACCGGCAAGAGCCATCGTTTGAGAGAGGCCGACCGTGCTTGTGATGCCTGCCATAGCGGGAACAGAGTTCGCACCGAAAGACGCGAGGGAAGCCATCGCAGCAGCGGGCGCATAGGCAGCCGCGATACTTGTGCCGGCAACTGCAGCACTCGCAACCGCGGTCGCCTCGCTGGTTTTGCCCAGCATCAACTGGACGGCGTGATACGCCACCCACTGCGCCGCCATCTGACCTAGCGCGTTGACTACAGATCTCGCCATGCCTTCGGCCAGGCCGGAAATTGCATCACCGAACGTCTCGGCATCGAAAACCATGGACTCGAACGCATCACCGAACCGCCCGGTGAAATTCTCCAGCATCACGCCGGACAGCTCGTCGAACGACTGCAGGTTTTCCTCAGCCGCCAAGAGGTAGCGCTCCCAGTAGGAGCCATTTACCTCGATCATCTGCTCGTTGTGCTCCTGCTCCAGCCTGAGCAGCGCTTCGTTGCGCTCCTCTGCCGTCAGCAGCGTGGCATCCATGATGATCTGGCGGCGGCGCTCGTATGAATCCCGGATCGCTTCCTCTTCGGTGCGCAACGAGTCGATGATCGACACCGCTTCCTTGTTTGTTTGCTCCTGAGCGTCGTTGAGTTCCTTGATCGCCTTCGCCTGCTCTTTGTAGGCAGACACCGCCGACAGCGCGGCTTCAGCATTGGCCAGCTGGGCGTCGGTTGCACCCTCTACGCGGAGCTTGTACAGCGTCGCCTGCTCGGAAGACATGGCAACGGTATCGGCCTGGATCTGCAGCGCGGCGATCTGGCGCTCGATAGCCTCGTTTGCTCGGATTCGAGCCTTGTCAGCTTTCTCCTGCGCATCGGCGGCAGCTGCAGCAGCATTCGCCTCTGCTTGAAGGTCTTGTGCAATGACAGGCTTCGAAGCGGCCGGCTTTTCGCCTGGCGCGCTCTGCGCCTGGTAGTAGCTGTTGATTGCGCCGTTGAGGCGATCAAGCTCCTTGCGCAGGTCTGCGTCAGTCCAGAGCTTCACCACCCCATCAGGGCCGAAAAACCTAATCCTCTGACCTACGCTTGCAAGCCCGCCGTCCAGAACCTCGCGGATACGCTGGGCGTCCTGCTCAAGCCGAACAATATCGTCGCCAGCAATGCCGACCGTGATAGACGCCAGCTCTTCGGCGGCCCACGTAGTGAACTCGACGAGATGCGGGAGCGCGCGAGCCACGGCTTCAGTGACGTTGAATACCCCGGCGACAATCGTCGAAAACGCCTCTTTGATCCGTGGATCGCTTAGCGTATCCGTTAGGCTGTTGATCGCCTTGGTTGCATCGTCAACGCCATTCTCACCAGTCAGTAAGTCTGTGAAGCTGTTGCTGAGCGCGGTCAGTGCGCCTCCAAGAGTGTTTCGTGCTGCCTCTGCGGCACCGCCATATGACTCTTCTAGAGCCTGCAGGATCATCGCCTGCGCTTCAGCTGTGCGGCCGGTTGATTCGAGGTACTCGGCGAGCTTCTTCTGCTCCTCAGTGAACCGGAATCCCTGTTTGCTGAGCGCAGCAAGACCTTTGGACGGGATGTCCAGCGCGCGACCAATCGTTTCTGATGCAGACACAACGGACATGCCGGTGCGGGATGCCATATCGACGGCAGCCTGTAGCGCACGCGGGAACTCTTCGCCGACGATGCCGGTAAACGCAAGCAGCGTGGTTTGTGCCTGGTTGATCTCGCCAGCCGACAGGATGCTTGTACGGCTGAGCGCGTCAGCCATCTCATTCAGCTTTCCCTGGCTAAAGCCGGCAGCTTCGCCGGTAGACTTGAGAACAGCAGCAAGCTGGGCTTGCTCGTTCTGGAAGTCGGCGGTAGCGCGAATGATCTGCGTGAATGACACGCCGACTGCAAGCGCGCCGACTACTGTCTTGATCGCGTCGGCGGCATTTGCCATCGACTTTTCTATTTCTTTCGCCCGCTTCTGCGAATGGCGGGCAGCCTGATCCATTGGCCCGGTGAAGCCACCGATCTTGGCGATCAGGTCAAGCGTGAGCGTGCCTAGATTGGCTGCCATTCATTTTCTCCGGGCAATAAAAAACCCGCCGAAGCGGGTTGTCTGGTACTGGCCTGGCTTATCTGAAGCCTGGCGATGTATAGCTTGATACGCCGTAGTCCTTTGCTTTCCCATCGGGGTCCAGCGTAACGCTCAGCATCTTTGACCCAGAGCGAACGCCGCCAAAAGACGCATACGACCAAGTCCAGATCAAAGTTTTGCTGCCGTCAGACTGCATATTGAAGGCCATCGGGGCGCCAAAGATGTTCAGCAGATCCTTCTCGGTTGTTGTGCCAACCTCAATTTGCTGCACCTGTTGACTGGTAAAGCGCTTACCACTGACGCAGCCTGAGACCAACACGGCTAACAGGGCGGCAATTACGATTCCTTTCATGGGAAACCTCCGTAAAAGCCGCGAATCTAGCATGGATTAAGACCACCGCTCCATCGCCTCGTCCAGCGAAACGACGGGCTGATCGTGGTGCGGGGCAAAGTCCCATATCTGCGCCGGCTGCGTATCCTTCCCGCGGTGCGCGTTGACGTACAGCGATGCCAGCAGAGCCGTTCCGCGCTCCACCCTCATGCCTACATTCAGCGATCCGCGCTTTGCCCGGTATTTCAGCCAGGACAGGAATTCTGGATAGCTGATCCGCTCCCGAGCTTCGGCAATGGTCCTGCCCCCTACTCCGGACAGGACCAGTTCATGCCAAACCTCTTCTTCGGCGGTCAGCTCTTCTTCTTTTTTCCGCCGAAGGTCACTTCGTTGATGGCCATCATCAGGGCGCTGGACAGCGACAACCCAAGCGGGCCGCGTTCCGGGTCCGCCTCGCCGGTGATGTCCTCGACAGTGAAAACGGCTGAGCCGTCCTCGTTGCGAATGTGATCGGCGATACGCTTGGCGCTGGTCGCCTCACCTGCTTTCACGTCCTCGACAGCCTTGTAGGACAGAGGCCGAACAAACACTTCAACCTCGAAGTCCTCGCCGTTCTGGCTCCAGCTGACGGTGCGCT